ATCTCTCTGGCAAGTTGTACCTGAGTGACATACTCACCTGTCTTGGAATAGTGAGCCATTAAAACTTCCTTGATTGCTATTTTCATAACTATTTAAAATGGTTAATAATAACTTGTATCCCTGCCTTTAGTAATAGAACCAAAGCCACAAGGACAAATAAATAAAGCGGTAAAAAGTAAATCGTATTCATTGCGTTTGGATTTGATTAACGAAACAAAAATACAATACATATTTGTAATACACAAATAAAAAATGTAATATTTTAAAACTTTAACATATGCGACTTTTTAAATATATTTTAACTATTATGTTATTATTTTGTATATTTGTATAAAATAAAAGCTATGGCAGCACCTAAAGGCAATAAATTCTGGCTTCTACGCTCCAAACATGGACGGGACAAGCTATTCAAAACGCCTGAACTATTATGGGAGGCAGCTTGTGAATACTTCCAATGGTGTGAAGATAATCCTATCGAAGCAGCAGACAATAAGGGAACCAAGAATGTTAATATTGTTAAATTTAAGAGGCCATTTACGATAAAGGGCTTCTGTTTGTATTGTGATGCTTCAGAGCATTGGTACAATGAATACAAGGGGGCATTAGACCCTAAAGAAAATAAAGATTTTTTGGACGTCTGTCATAAAATAGAGCTAATTATATACAGTCAGAAGTTTGATGGAGCAGCAATAGGAATTTTCAACGCCAACATCATAGCAAGAGATTTAGGGCTGACAGATAAGTCAGAGATAAAAACTAACGGGCCTATATTCGCAGGGAAAGTTAAGATAAACGTAACAAGTCCCGATAATGCTAAAAAGTTAAAGGAATTCCTTGATGGAGGTCAATCTAAGTGATGTATTTTTTAAGAACCTCGATGCCTACCAGTCAGGAGAGCATCTTATAATTAACCAGGGTGGACAGGGATCATCCAAAACCTTCTCAATTCTTCAACTATTATATTTTATAGCCAAACAGGAAGCGAAGCGTATAACAATAGCTTCTTACGCCCTGCCGCATCTTAAACAGGGAGCTATGGCAGACTTCGATAGGATACTCGATTCAATGGGGGAGAATCCTGGATTAATGAAAAATATAAGCGAATCCACTTATACAATAGGCAAATCAACTATTGAATTTTTCGGCATTGAGGGTAATATCGCTAAAGCGCACGGACCACGAAGAGACATCCTCTTTATAAATGAATGTAACCGAAAGATCACCTATGAAATTTATGATCAATTAGCTACTCGTACCCAGGGGACTGTATTCCTTGATTTCAACCCTGATTGTGAATTTTGGCTACATGAAAAAGTATTGCCTAATTTTAAACACACATTAATAAAAAGTAATTTCATGAATAATCCTTGGCTACCGGAAAAAGAACTTCAGAATATACTTGCAAAACGGGAGAAGCCAGGGTTTGAAAACTGGTGGAAGGTTTATGGACTTGGTGAGCTTGGCAAGTATGAGGGAGCGATATTCACTAATTGGGAGTACGGAGAGTTCGATAATAGTATTCCTTATGGTTATGGATGTGATTTTGGATTTAATGATCCTGACACATTGATTAAAGTTGCTGTTGATGGCAAGAGAAAAATAATTTATTGTGATGAGAAGATATACAAATCCGGCAATTCGGCAGACCAGCTCAGACAATTAATATCATCGCATTGCAATCGTAACGAATTGATTATTGCTGATTGTGCTGACGCCCGAATGATTGCAGAATTGAGAAAGTATTTTAATATTCGGCCGATAGATAAGAAGAAATGGACTATCAGTGAAGCATTAAAGATGATGCAGGACTATGAGATTGTGATAACTGAAAATAGTGCTAATTTAGCGAAAGAGTTAAATAACTATATTTGGAGTGATAAAAAAGCGGGTGTTCCAATGGAAGGATTTGACCATACTATTGACGCTATCAGATATTGGTTCATGCATATTATTGCGAAACCCTCATATATACAGAGATGGCACAGTTGAAGGCAGTACACAGGATCACGTTTGCTGACATGATAAAAGAGCCAGAAGTATACAAGGGTCTTTCTGACGGTCTTGTTCAGCTCCCTTTGCCGGATAAAATAAAAATAAAACGCAAGCGTTATCACGTACCACAGTCAGCAGCAGAATTTATGCAGTCGATATGCTACGGGCAGAGAATATTTTTTGATTCTGAAGAAAAAAACGATTATGGAGTAATCTTCAGAGTAATAACAGGTTACTACTACCCTATAATAACTCGATCAAAATGGAATGGAGATAATGCATTGTTGTTCGGAAAATATCTATTAAATTGCAAGGTAAATGTATTATACCCTGTCGCTATGACATTTGTGAAGTATATAGCTGATATGACAGAACGTGAGAGGAACCTCTTACACCGGGAACCCTCGAAACTTGAACGTGCTGCCGGGATTGAAAAGCTCAACCGCTTTGCTGACCTAACCTCCCTTGACTTCCTACGTGATGAAATGAAAATGCCTATTGAGGAAGTCCTTCTACAACCGTATAATGAATGTCTTGTACGCTTTATGCTTGCAAAAGAAAAAGCCGATTATCAGGAACGGTACTATAAGTTATTACATGAAGAAACAGAAATGAAAATAAAACGTAAAAAATGAAAATGAAATGTTGCGGACGTAAAGAGCGTATTGATTGGGCTTGGACGTTCCTCTTTTTTTGGCTAAGTAATCACGACGAGAAATGATTACAGATAAATTAAAAACTATCCTTCAGGACTCTGGCTGTACGCTTGTTGTGTACGAACAGAGGGAGCTTGTTAATCTTTATACCGATGAAAGTCACCAGTCGGATGTTGTAGGGGTTATTATGCGACCTATGGATTTGACGCTCGAAGTACGGGCTAACGCTATCCACGAACATTACAACCCGTTGGATATAGAGATACTTCAACAGGCTCGCCTTGAAGATGCAGCAGATAATAATGAGGCACAGCTTCAAATGTTACTGAATATCTGTAAAGAAGTTATCACCCGGCTTATCGTTACTGCTGAATACAAGACTATCACTCCGGTAAATGTACGCCGGGTACTGGAGAATAAATACGATGCTAACCTTATCGGATGGTCAATACCCCTAAATCTATATTATTTATTGAACGAAACAACTGATCCCTGTTTATGAAACCTGACCTTAGAGCTGAAATGCAAGAGCTTATTGATAACATATCCCGTAGGAATACCTATTACGGGAATACGATTTCAGACAGTATTATGCGTCAGTTTGAGATTGAAGAAGATGATTCACATATTGGGATACTTGTTCCGTTTTGGTTATCTGTCACTCAGTATGGTCGGGGACCGAGAAGAAGCAACCGGGATCATCAACTATGGAAAAAGATATACAATTGGATGGAACGTAAGAATATGTTTCGCTCAGGTACAGATGCAGGCAGGATCAATGAAGCTAAGTATGTCACATGGTATATAAACAAGCATGGGAACCATCAATTTCGTAATAAGGTATTTGTAGATATATACAAGACAGAACGGGAGAAAACTATTGAGAAGATAAATCAGAAGTTCTCGCTTGAGATCGGACGGATAACAAAGGAGGTAATATGATACCAGAAACAAAATTGATCCAACATAAAACACGAAAAAAAGAAGCCGGGTTCGTAACTGGTTATTTCATTACATTGGCTCAGCTTGTGCGGTTGTGTAGGGATTTCTCAGCAGACTGTTTCGACGGCTTTGTAAGTAACGACGAAGCATATATTAAAAGTAGGTTAAATAAAATGGAATGATAACGCTTATCTCAACACCTCAATATACTGATCCGGATGATCCTGAAGTCATTTACCGATGGCTTGCAACAGAATCGCCTAATAACTTCAGGTTGTTACGTCAGGATTATATGTGTGGATTACCTGTTAATAACGGTGGTTATCTTCAGGTAACACTAACAGAGGATTACGAAGGCGAAGATGGTAACAGCATAGCAATATACGATTCTGCTACTGATTCGATGCTTACCGGAGAAGTGACTAATGTTGATGCAGGGCTACGGAACATTACGACCGATATATTTTATTCAGCAACCCAGGCCCCAACGTATCTTAACGATAATACTCTACATGGTGGGTATTATTTCGAGGGCAGGCTAACGGTAAACGGTGTACTATATCCCCTGACAATAATAGCTTCCCCTGACTCGAAAGGATATGCTGATCTTGATGTATCAGGAATACTTCGTATTGTTGTATCTCTTGGCAAGATTGGTGATTATTCAAGTCGTATAATGGCTGAGACAAATAAGTCTGGCAAATTCACATTCGAGTACCGAGAATGTTGGTATGGATCAGATAACGCATGGGAAGGAGATGTTGTTACGTCGCCTGTTACTTCACCGCCTATCAGTAACACTTATTATTATGCTGAATGTGTAAGATCAGAAGAACAGGGATCAAATCTATATGATTATGTCCCTTCGTCTACTCAAGATGCTCCGTTCTTAAATCAGTTTGAGAATCCTGTATATTTTCTTGGCCTTCCGTTCGATATATCGTTCATCTTACCGGAACAGGTGCTTGTCAGTCCGGCATCGGATATAATTGTCGATATAAATATTTACGACTCAAATAACTTATTACTGCTTACATTATCAGAGGAAATAGCTGTTGGCTCACTCGAAGGGCATGTATGCAGTCTTACTATTGATCCGGCTGTCATTCCGACAGGGGCTTCATATATAACCGCAGAAATAACAGTATAATGGCAAAACAAACTATAAACATCGGGACAGCAGCTAACGACGGTAAAGGTGACCCTATCCGGACAGCATTTAACAAGTGTAATGAGAATTTTACGGAACTATATTCGCCTACTCGAATTGTGTTCAGCGGGGATGAATTTCGTATTATTATTCGGAGTGGTGCTTTATGTATTGATCAGACAATAACTCCTACCGGATTTGATGGAGTTGAGGATACAGATTGGGAAAATTTAACAAGTTTCAAAAGACCATAAAATGAAAAAGATTATTATAGTTATTTTGATGCTCGTGTCTATAATGACTTACGGGCAGAACAACTTTAAATACCTCATAAACGCGAATGGAGGGTTGTATGTTCCAGAAAGCGAACTTGATATAGGTATTGTTACTGTTACCTCAACAGGCACGCAAATCAATCTACTTAATATAGCTACCGGGAGGACCGGTACAGGCAATCTTGTATTTAGTGCCTCTCCAACACTGACAGGAACGGTAGTTCTGCCTTCAGCCACTTCGATAGGTGACGTTAGCTCAACAGAAATAGGCTATGTTAATGGTGTGACGAGTGCTATTCAGACACAGCTGAATAGTAAGGTAAATGTTATTGATACGTCTTCCATGCTTGCTCCTTACATATTGGATTCAGAGGTACAAAATGATATAAATGATACA